TCGCGACCGAGTTCCACCCGCGTCTGCATTTACAAAAGCAGGTCGAGAACGACCCTGAGATTTTGTACTGCCACGAAATCCTCAAGGACCTGTACGAGAAAGCATCCGGGATACCGCTGCGGGAGTTTCCACTTCGACCGGTGAAGTTCGCCGACGTGAAAGAGAACGATGTGTTGGTTCACGGACCGGGGCGTCCATTCGTGTGTCTCGAAGCCGGCTGGCCATGCCGAGTCTACAAGTGGCACGGCGACCTGGGCGTCGCGTGCGCGGAGGATGGTCACGGCTCCTCATTTCATCCACTCAAAGCCGACATGAATGGCAACATAGTCGGCTTCCGCTGGTAGCAACCGGCACCCTATAAGTTCTAGCTTATAGGAACCGCTCAAGATTATCAGACATAGCCTATAGCCTCGACCGGAGAGAACTTTTCTTTGTTCTCTCCGATTGAGGTTTCATGCGATTTGTGCGATGTTCCGCCATCAAATCAAACCAGCGGGAGGCGGACATGGGCAAGAAGAAAGATACGGCGCGTAAAGCGAAGAAGGCAGAAAAGAAAGCCGCAAAGTTGACCACGCCGACCGTGGATACTCCGGCAGTTCCGGAGACTCCACCGACTCCGGTGACGACCGACGACAGTCCAGCCGGCGACGATGACGGGTCTGTGGAGGGAGATAATCCTTTTTCGACGTAAAGGAGTCGCAATATGTTTTGGCATTGGCATCGTCGGCAGCGGCATAAACCAGACTGCGACATTCGGGTTTGGTTTGTCGTTGAAGTAAGTGACGATCACGGCGTCTACTTTCAGGCGCGCGAACTAACAAAAGGGAGGATTACAACTATGGCTACAGTTCCGTTGAACGTCGGTCACACTGCGAATATGTCGTTGGTGTTCACCGATCAGAATGGCAATCCAATGCTCACGCAACCGACGCCGGATGCGTCGCCTGCTACTACGTGGTCGGATGCTCCGGGTTCACCGGCTGTGGGCGTACTGACTCCGGCGGGCAATACGGCTTCCGAACTTGCCGAAAACCCCGGCTCAGACGTTGTGTCCGTAACGACCTACGTCGGTGGTGTTGAGTATCAGGCGTCAGTGACACTCGTAGTGTCCGCCGCTCCGCAAGTTCTGACCGGCGTTCAGATCGCCGTTTCAGTGAGCTAATCGAATACGGCTGAGGCGTAGCGCGCGCTGAGGCCGTAAAGAGAGCCGAGACGGAGTAGGGATGTGTCGGCAGGCACCCCCGAAAGGTCTCGGCTCTCGGCTATTAACACTGTCGCCGTTAGCGTGCAGTTCGGCTGTTAGTGACTTGACATCGGGTCCGAATTTTGCGAGGTTGACCGCTCGCGCATCTGCGACGTAAGGCGGAACAAGGGATAGCCGGGATTACGCCCGGAACGCCCCCGCCGAAAAGGAAGGGTGCAAGTGGAACATCCACGATGGCGGTGGAAGCCCGCCCCGGTTTCGTTTTAGAGAAAGTCCCCCGAGTGGCTCGCTACAAACACGGCACACAAGGCAAGTGGATTCAGTGCGCTCTCCCGCCCCACCGCAACAAGTTTGCGTGTTGCGGCTGCGGCATGACTCACGAACACGAATACAAAATCATTCCCACAACACGCGGTCCAAAGCGCCTCACGCTCTGGACGCGCATTCGGCTTGACAAGCGGGCCACCGCTCGGATACGGAAGCACCAGAAGGAACTTCACGAGTCAGAGATTTTCTACATCGCAATCTTCCCGAAAAAAGGAAAGCACGCACCATGGGCGCTCATACCGGACGATGTTTCAGGGCTTGGCGACGAACTAAAGCTCGCAAGCAAGCTCAAGGCCTCGCGTGGAACTTCCCGATTCGGCAAAAAGTCCCGCTCGCGCTCCGCCCGTTCCTCACGGGCGAAGGTCGGCAAAAGTCGGCTAGTCGGAACGCGATGACGCTCGCGATCAGCCGCTACGCCGAGCACCAAACGATGATCGGCAAACAGGTTGAGACCATGCGTCGGGGCACCGCTCGGGGTCAGTAAGTCACGGGTTGCTTGAAAACCCGAAATCCCTTAAGAGTGTCTTAATAGTTGTCCCCCCTCTCCCGTCACGAACCCATGGGAGAGTATCATGGCTGTACTCAAGGAAGCTGCGAAGAAGCGGATGGCGCCGAGCACGTTCGGTCTGCCCGCGAAGAAAGGTCCGCAAGGCGGCGTCAAGGGCAAGTACCCAATGCCCGACAAGGCTCATGCCGCGAATGCAAAAGCCCGCGCGACGCAGATGGTTGCCAAGGGCAAGCTGTCGGCGGCCGATGCCGCGACGATTCGCCACAAAGCCAATCATATCCTGGGCGAGACCGACTCCACGTACCACAATATCCCTAAGTAACCGCCGGTTAACCGTTTTCAGGCAATCCGGTTGCCCGGCGGCTTTCCGCCGGGCATAGTGTTATTCGGAGCAGACCCATGAAGGACGCAAAAGGACACGGTTCGGACGCGCGCGGGAACACTTCTATCGCACCCACCGGCTTGACCGCCGCAGCGCGGGATCGGGTCATTCGCGGCAAGATGGTCGATCAGTCGCACTTTCCTGTGACCACGGTCTCGGATCGAATGGCGGCGAACGCGCTCGGGCAGGCACATCCCAAGTCGTATATCTCGCCGCTCGGATCGAGCTTTGCGGCGGCTCAGGATCAATTGGACCGCGCGCGCAACCTCGCACTCCCGCGTGGCACGCCTGGACGGAGGAAGTCATGAAAGACGCAAAAGGACACGGCAGCGATCCTCGTAATCGGATGCCGACCATTGAGGAAGCGTCACGTCCTGGCATTCGCTCGCCTGCGGGCGCCGGGAAGCCAATGGCCTCGGACAACATCGACACGATGCGGATAATTGCCGACCTGCGGGCGCGGATGTCCGGCACAGGTCCGGGACACCAAGCGGCGCTTGGGCAAGGAATTCGAAATCTACAGGGCGTCTCGTTTGATCGAGGCGGCGGGAGGCTAAAATGAAAGATGCAAAAGGACACGGTTCGGACGCGCGCGGTGGCGGAAATCTCCCCGTGGTTCAGTCAAATGCCGCTTACATTTCCGGACCGGCACACCAAGCCGGTGTGCAGCAAGTCGGTCAGCGACCGGCGTTGCCGCCGGAAGGTCCAGAATCACGCGAGTTGCGGCTCTTTGCCGACAACGACGCCAATCTTAATCGGCAGTCAACACAGCCGATCCGCGACAACCTCGGCAAGAAAATGGACAAGGGCGTCTATGACCCGACGTTGGCGACAAAGCTGTGGGGCTATCACGCCGACCGCGCTGCGCAGTCTTACGCCAAGCAGTTCGGCAGTGCCGACCAGCCTTGGCATAAGATGTTCACTCCGGCTGTGCGCAAGGAAGCGGCTGCGCATTGGGAAGCCGACGAGCGCGACGACATTAAGAGCGGATCGAGCCGCACCTACAAGGGGTAAAGTGCCATGAAGGATGCCAAGGGACACGGCAGCGAAGCGCACGGCGGAGCCGGTGCGCACTCAGAGGGCGTGCAGCAAGTTGGCCGTCCGGTCGCTATGCAGCGCCGCCAGTACGAAGCCATCGCGGGAGCGATTAGTCGGCTCCCCGCAGATATTTCGTATGCGAAAGGCAACATTGCGCAGCATTTCGCGGATGCCTTGAAGGGTACGAATCCGAATTTCAACGCAGGCAAGTTCCAGACCGCAGCGATGACCGGCGACATGGGTCGCACACAAAGTAAGGCTCCTGGGATGCAGAGCCGCCACTATGAGGCGGTTGCCGGAGCTATCGCCAACTTGCCATCCACATTACGCGGCTCAGTAGCCACGCACTTCGCGGGCGAGTTGGGTCGCAGCAACGCAAACTTCAATTCGGGGCGGTTTTTGAAATCAGCGGGAGCGTGACATGAAGGATGCCAAAGGGCACGGCTCAAACTCACGCGGCGGTCCGACGATGACGCCGGGAATGGCGACTGGCGTTGGCATGGACGCTGGCAACAAGAGTATGCGGGCGGCTGGACGCACTGCCTGGAATGAGGATGACCAGAATGCGGCGAGCGCCGCGCTCGCGCAGGCGCGACGCGGTATCCGGTTTCCGTGAAAAGTACGGCGCTCCGCGCGATCACGCAGCCGAAGCTCGTGGCTTCGCCAGCGGGAAGCGGGAAATCAATCGCCTCAAGAGGCAGGGGAAGTAAACAATGGCTTGGTCAGACGCGGCTCGACAGGCGGCTCGCGCCGCCGAAGCGGCGAAGAAGGGCAGCGGCGTAAGCGATCAACAAGCCGCTCAATCTCTTGCGGGCGGCGGGGCAAAGTCGGCTCCGGTGCCATTGCACTCTGGTACGTTGCCGACGCCACAAAGCGGCTGTCGGATTATCTACGACTCGGGTCAGTTCCTTCGTGTCACTCCTGATAACGGCAGCGTGCCCAACGCTTGCGCGATAACATAATGAGGATGTCATGTCCGGCTGGACAGAAGAAGCTCGGCAGGCGTCGATAGAGACCCGCGAAGCCGATGCAAAAGGAAAGCAAGCGCAAGCGCAGCGGTTCGGACCGGGGCGTATGGCGCATTTTGCCAAGAAGAAAGGTCAGCGCGGCGGCGGCGGAGGCGGCGGTAGCGGTGGCGGGGGTAGCGGCGGAGGCGGTATGGGCGGTCGCGGCGGAGGCGGTCGCGGCGGCGGCGGAGGCGGCGGCAGCGGTGAAATGCACACGCACAATCTTGCGAAAAAGCACGGCCTTCAAACGTCGCATCTTTCTATGCTGGATCAAAAAGAACAAGAGGATCAGCAAGCTCAGCAAGGTGGCGGGAGACGAAGATGAAAGATGCCAAAGGTCATGGCTCCGACCCACGCGGCGGCTCACATCAAGACGGCGTGAACCAAATCGGGCAGAAGTTTCGGTCGGCATCGCCGACCGAGTTTTTAGCCGCGCGTGCTCAGTCGAGCCGTCCAGGCATGTTCACACCACACGCTCCGGAGGACCTTGCACAATTCAAGTTGTTCATCAATCCGGCGGGTACGGTCGGCGGGGCGGTCAGTCCGACCGGCGACATCCAGAGCGTTTTCAATAACAGCGGTGTCAAGGGTGCGGGTGGCGCGGCGGTAGAGGAAGCCAAAGCTCGGGGCGGCAAGACGTTGGACTGTTTCGCTCCGGTGCTCCCGGAAATCTACAAGCAGCATGGATTCGAGGAGACCGGTCGCGCTCCGTTCGATCCCAAGCAGGCGCCTCCGCAGTGGGACACGAAGAAATACGGCACACCTGACGTTGTGTTCATGAAGCTCAAAGGTGCGAAATGACGCCGAAAGTATCGCCACTTGAAAAGATTGTTGCATTCAACCCGGCGCCCCATGCGGTCGCACCGACTCCGCGCGACATAAACGAACTCACGCCCACCGAAGTAGCGAGCGCGCTTGCTCAGGGTCATCCCAAATCAGTCCCGGTTAAAACCCACAAGGGAATGGAGGGTGGTCGTACTGGATACCCGCACTTGACACCGCATAGTTTGCGTTTTCGGAACGCACACGAAACCGTAGGGACAAAGATCGAACCGGACAAGAGGATGACATGAGTGGTCCAGCGCACCAACAGGGGGTCAAGGAAGCGACTAAGAAGCTGACCCCGATAATGATCCCGATCCGCGAGATTGCGAGCACCGGCTATCCATTACAAGATTACGCCGATGTCGAGAAAGTTCAACGAATGCAAAACAGCATTCGCATGGGCAAGAAAATAAAACCGATCCGCGTTAGTGAACTGACGCCCGAGAACCGGGACCTTTACGGCGTCCAAGACTCGAACAAGAAGTGGTATCTAAATAACGGTCATCATCGGCTGGCTGCGCAGGCGCTCGAAGGCGTCAAGAAAGTTCGGGCTGTTTCGTATCTTCACAGCAAGAGGATTTGATTTGCCATGGTACAACCAGTGAAACAAGAAGATCAAAGTAAGAAGCCGAAGCAGTGGCCAATTAAGTCTCAGGTGCCACACATTGGCGAGCTTACCCGGAAAGAGGTAAAGCCGGACCCGCCGGGTACGGTACAACCTCCTCACATTCCTATCTTCGACCATAACGGACATATACGCGGGCGCGTCGGTCCGAAGGCTACCAGCGTGACCGTGGCGAGATTCCTCGGACGGCACGGCGCCACGCTCGGCAAGAAAGACGGCAAGCCTGCATGGCTTGGTCAGAAACCTCCCATGCCACCAAAACCTATAAAGTTCGTAACACCAAAACCTACGGCTTCCCCCGCCCAGGCGCAGAATCACAAGCTCGAAATATCGCTCAAAGCCGACAAAGGCAGCGTGAATAAGAATCCAAAAAGCCGACCGGAAACCCATGTTCGGCCACATCGGGGGTAAGTCACATGAAAGACGCCAAGGGACACGGGTCCGACCCGAAAGGCGCTCACGCAGAGGGCGTCGATCAAATTGGGCAACCAAAAACTTATACATGGGCAAAAGGATTAGATGGGGTTCACCGACTAGCTTCGGGTAACGAGCCGCCTATCGCTTCGGTATTTAAGCCTGGAACCGAGAAGCCGCCATTGTCCGGCGGTCCGGTACCAAAGGGGTATTACTACGGGCAGCTTCACAAAGATTTCAACACCGGAGCAGGGAAATCGGGAAGTTGGGGACTTCTTGGCTCTGTGCAATCGGCAAAGGGGTGGGTTGAACGTAAATCAGCGAATAGTTGGGACGCTCCGAATATTTCAAATCCAACTCGTCGGGGGTAAAGTCATGAGCGACGCCGAAGTCCTTTCGTTTATCTCATTTGCGCGGACGCCCCGGCGCTTCGTAATCCGCCACGACGTATCGTGGATCGGGATCGCAATAGCGTATACGAGGAAGCCATGAAAGACGCCAAGGGCCACGGCTCAAATCCGCGCGGCGGTTTAGTCGCGCATCAAACCGGTGTGAATAATATCCCGAAGTCGGCGTTCAAAGGCTTGACGAAACTCGGGCGCAAGACACTTCGACATTTCTATGAAGGTCAGACCGGACATGCTCAGGTGGTCCCCGATTGGAAGCTTGGGCAAGATTTCTCGACGTGAGGGGTGGTGATAACTTATGCGACACCATGAGGTAGGGGTGGGCGATATCATTACGATCATCTTCGTGATGTTTGCCTTCGCAGTTATGTTTTGGGCGATAGTGACATGAAAGATGCAAAAGGACATGGCTCCGATCCGCGCGGCGCGCATGCCGCAGGAACAGATGCGGTAGGTAAGACGCCGCTGACACTACCCGATGTTACCGAACGCCCGACCGATCCATTCATTGGGATCGTTGCGGAACGAGCGGTATCCGAATGAGATCGGTCAAGAGGAGCGTTTCTATCATGGGTCCGCTCGACAGTTCGCTTCCGGCGCATTGATTGAGCCGGGGCACCCCGGAAACTTTGTTCGGTCAATGACGCATGTTTACATGACTACACAACCCGAAGGATCGGACATCTACAAAGGCGCACGTGGCTACGGGACTCATGTCTATGAGGTACGCCCTACCGGACCGTTCGGACATCGGCGTGATGCACGAGATTCGGAATGGGCGTCAGAGTTTCCTCTACGAGTTGTTAGTGAAGTCAGGGGAGCAAAATGAAAGACGCTAAGGGCCGCGGCGGTACTCGCCGCTTCGGCAACGATCCCAAGACAACGATTGGATCGACTAGCCTAAAAGAAGCTCGGCGCGCCTGGACGTTTCTTTCGTCGCCATCACCGCACGAAAACGGTTTTCGGTTATCCCGGAGGAAGTCATGAAGGATGCAAAAGGACATGGCAGCGACTCGCATGGCGGAGTGAGCAGTCAAGTCACCGCCGTCAAGGGATTGGTCAATATGATCCGGGCACCCGCCGCACATCAAGAGGGCATTCGGCAAGGTGTGCCGATGTCGGACAGTGAGCGTGCGCAGAAGATCGCTGACTGGCGTGATAAGGGAGCGTCGAATGCCCAGGTGCGCGAGGGTGTGCGCGCGATGTTCAATTTGCCGTCCAGGGAGAAGGCGTGATGAAGGACACGGCGAAGGCTTGAAACTCGGGTTGCTTTTGTCCGGGATTCGTATACAGGTGGACTCATGAAGAATCAAATTCAGCAACCCGACGCCTCGCGCGCCTCACAGGTAGAGCTTCACAAGGCTCGGGTTTCTCAACGTGCGGAGGGGGTTATGGCGAAAGACCCGAAAATGAACGGTCCGAGTGACGGCGGTCAAGTCTGCGCAAGTGACGCAGACGCCTCAGCCTGTTTGGCGCAAGGGCATCCGAAGTCCAGTGCGGTCAAGACTGCGTGGGGCATGAAGGACCAGTCTCTCGACAACGACGGCCCGGATGATGACGCTCGGCTGCAATCGTTCAACAAGGGCAAAAATCGGGTGCTCTGATGCCGGTAGTCAGCGGATCACAAGCCGGTCTCATGGGTATGAGTTTGACCGCCAAAGGGCGGGCCAAGCTCCGCGCTCACGGCAAGAAGCCTGTTGATCCGAAGGTCGCCCACGAATTCCTGCACGCGAGCAAGGGCATGAAGTTCGGCCAATTGCCCGCGCATCATCACGGCATCCACGCTGCCACGCACGGAAAATCCCTATGACTACCACACTCCAAGACGCTTGGCCGTTGATCGCGCTCGGCGGGACATGGGCAGTCGTCATCGCTTTTTGGGCGGCTGAGTCTTGAGCACGCACTTTTGCCGGATTCGCTGTCCGATAAGCGCGGCGCTGCGCCGAATTAAAAGCCATGTGAAACTCCGGTTGCCATCATGGTTAATTTCGGGTAGGGTCCACCGTGGGCGTAGCCCCGAAGTCGCCGTGTGCGGCTGACAATTCCTTTTTGGAGGAGAGTAACATGGCTGTCAAGGGTAGTGGACTCGGGGCCGGACCCGACAAAGGCGAATTCGTTGAGCAGACTCACTACGACGCGCGCAAAGGCGCGCCGAAGAAGGCGCTCACCACGTTTGAAACCAAGTGGGGCATGACTGACCAAAACAAACCCTCCGGCGTTACGAGCGCAATCGCTCCGATTCATCCAGGCGTTGGTCCGGACGCAAGTGCGGCTGATGTCATGGACCCGGAGACTCCGACGGAGCGCGGCAAGACGCTTCGGCGTCAGCCGGGCGGCGTTGGTGCTCAGACCAGCAATGGCACTTGGGTCCCAGGCAAACTCAGTTCGTCTTGGGGCATGAAGGGTGGCAACGGTCAGGGCGTGGACAACGACATGAGTGGTAAGGTGCTCGGCGAGGCGATCCTCTCCGGCTCCACGAAGCTCCCGGCGGCGGTCGCCCTGAAAACCGATAGCGGTGCGGCTCCCAAGCCGTTCCCGACTCCAGATCGGGGCGGTTAATGTCCGATGCGCCCGATAGCATTCCACGGGCGCGAGGACATTCGAGCAGCGCAGGCGAATATCGCACCGGGGTTCAACGATCCTGCAAATCCCGCTCAGCGGGCTAAAGCTCCGGCAACGCAAGGCGACGAAGCCAAATCCGTAATGGGACATGGCTTCGTTACTCCACAGTTCGCCGCCGCAGTCATGCACCGCGACTTGAGTGACGACGAGAAGTTGCTTGCTCAGGGCGGACAAAACACACCAATTCATCCGGCACAAGTCCCGTCCGAAGGCTCCGATACACAAGAGACTGAGGGCGATGCTTCCGTGCGCGACCCGACCGGTATCGGGAGGGGCGCGTAACATGGGCAAGACCCGGCGAAGAAAGAGACATTCGACGGCGCATCAAGAAGGCATTGAACGTAGCATCCCCAATATCGACCAACTGAAAACAGATTGGCCCGATCCGGAGGATCGCAAAGAGGTTCAGGAGTTGGATGAATGAGTAAGACACGGCGCGGAACACGAGCACGCGGCACTGGTTATAGCGGACCAGATTCGACGAAACCGGCGCAGCGACCAGAAGCGAACCGCGCGAACGATTGGAGCGGCAGTGGTGGTTCGGCGCCTGGGGGACTGACTAGCTTTCCGCTTACGAGCGGTCAAGGTGTGAGCACGTCTCGACCGAACGCGAACGACGAGCCAATGGATGCAGATGCGGCGCGCATTCTGGCACAGGGACATCCGAAGTCGGTACAGGTCAAACGATCATGGTAACACTGAACAAAAAGCGGAACTCCGACATCGCCAATATGGGCGCCACCGCGCCCGGCGGAAGTCGCGCTTTTATGGGTGCGTCAAGTCAATGGGCGACTTCAAACTCTGCAAAGGGTGCTCAGTTTCCGAGCGGATCGAACGTCGATCCGGTAAGCGCAGCGAAAATGCAACACGTGGGTCTCGAAGATGAGTCGCCCGCCGAGAAGGGCGACGTTCCGGTTCATCCGGGATTGCGTCCCGGATTATTCCGAACGGCGCGGGACGCAAACTACAAAGCGCCGGACGGGCAGGTCCCGACCAGCTTTACGCCATTCAACGACGCGACGACGAACGATGGTCGTGTGGCGTCGCCGGACGGCAGGCATCGAGGAGAAAGTCCGTTGATCTTGAAGCAGTCGCGAGGAGACTACCGCCCATGAATACGATGATCCAGATGATCGCCGCGTGGGGTTTCATCTTGACACTCATGCTTGTGTTGCGCTACCGTCGCACACTCGCGCGTGTAGTGGTTCGAGCAAAAAAGTCGAGGGGGTAACGATGACTTGGGGACCCGCACAGTGGGAAGCATCGGCTGCGGCGCGTGCGGCGGAAGGCGGCACAGGGAAAACCGAGCCGCAAACCGCTGAGGAATTCGGTCAGTACGTGCGCGCGCAGCGCGCGCAACAGTCCGCGCCTACCGATCAGGATGCCGCTGTCGCACTTGCGCAGGGCGGCGCGAAATCCGCCCCGGTTCCAGTTCATTCGGGTGCTCGGGGTCGCGCGCCGCAATACGAGAATTAAAGGGGAGGAGCCATCATGGCACAAGACATCGTTGGATCGAAAATGCCGTCGCTGGCATCCGAAGCGTTGAAGCCGTCGAAAGCCGGATACGGTCAGAATGGCTACGCAGGCGCATCAAGCGACCTGCCGGGCGAGAATACCACTAGCGGGTTCCTGCCGGGTCCGCCTTTGGGTGATGCACTCAAAGCCGCTGTCAGTCCTTTGGAGACGGACAACCATGGGCGCTCGGGCAAGGGCAACCCTCCGACGCCCCCGAAGGGCGGCGACACGTCTCGCTTCACTCAGACGCGACCGGTCAAGGCTGACTCCTACCCGCTCAGCATGGGCATGGCTCAACGTACTCCGCGTAACAAATAACCCGCTACGCGCCAGAAAAGGCGAGTTACGCGCAATTAAAGTGCTCTTGAGGCAACATTTGACGACTTAATGTGCTCTCAAGAGCACATTAACTGAGATAAGGGCTACGAAAATGGACGCTGCTATCGACGTGAAAGAGCACAACGGTCCCGGTCAGGACCCACATTTGGTCGGCGGTAACGAAGGTTTCGCCTTGGTTACGACCCGGTACTCAGATTTGGCGCCGTCTTATCTTGCACGCTCTCGGCGTCTGGCGCACACCGATCCGCCCTATACGGCAGACGCGGGGAAGATCGGCAGCGGGCAATGCACTGTTGGCAATGGCCCTGACCCTTTTCTTGGAGGGGGATTCAAGATGACCTAACGAGGCGTCCCTCTAAATAGGCTATTCCGCGTCTCATTCCTTCGACACTATCACCGAAACGCCCAAAAGCAAGGTTACAGTCATTGCACAGCCAACCCCTAAATTTGCCGGTCACGTGATCGTGGTCTAATCGGAGTCTCGTTGTTTCTTTCCCGCAATGATCGCATCGGTTGTCGTAGGGCGGGCGAACAGTCGTCGGATCGCAAGGCAAATAACTGTAACGTTTTGCGAGTCGCCGAGAAGATTTTAGTGCGGTGTGAATTTTACCGCGTTTAGCGTACCAACGTCGTTCAACTGCCCGTTTGTTTGAGTGTCGTTGTTCTGCGGTTGCCAGCGGCAATATAAGTATGGTAAACGCGCTGAGAGGGAGAGTCCAATGAGCTTCAACATGCCCCCGAATACGCCGCCCGGTCCGCAAGGTCCGCCGGCAGCACCGCCCCCGCCCGCCAGTCGCACGCTCGCCGATGTCAGTGCCATGGGTACTACGGCAGGCGCCCCGGCCGCCACCACGAGCAAAGGACCCCCGCCCGGCTCGGGTCTGCCCGGCTCCGGTCCTCCACCGCCGATGCCCGGTCAAGCTCCGGCGCCCGCACCGCAGCCACCTACCGGAGCGCCGGTCGGCGAAGTCACAGACGGCCGACAGGTTGTCAATCCGCATATGAACGCACCTTCGGTCGGCACGCATTTTTCGAAGTCGGCTAACAAACGAGGCAATCCAGTCCATGGGATGTAAATCAACTCACGTACAAGGCAAAAGACGATGGCAACTTGGCCGGCGGTCATTATTGTGCATACTCTCGCCGGCAAACCCATCGGGGTTCGTCTCGGGCGAGATTTGATCTATGAGACGGTGCCAGTGCGAGTCGTGATCGACGGAGTTGACTATTTGGTTCGAGAGACCAAAAAGGAAATCGACGAGATAATTCGGGATGTTTGACCATGGTGGACTACGATGTGAACTTGATCGGTGACGTGGCGCGTGGTCGCGTATACCAGGGTGCCTCCCCGAACGAAGGGATCGTGACGTTCCAGACCCCAGGTCGGATGCTCATGTTGGTCGAAATGGCGGCGGGCGTTGACGCGCTCAAGTGGGTCCGCCAAGGAAATTTGCGGTCGGTGCTCTACTTCGGCATCGACGATAACGAACAGTCCGCGCTCGACGATCCGACGCTCGAAGCGTTGGCTCTCAGTTGTCGGGCATGGTTGCGAGGCGGCGGCGATATTATATTCGGGTGTGCCGCCGGCATTTCTCGGTCGAGCTATGCCGATTGTGCGACGTTGATGACGACGCTCGGTCTTAAGTTCGACGACGCGCTTGCCATGATCCGCAAGGGTCGGAAGCAAGCGAATCCAAACCCCGGCTTCGTCGCACACTTGCGGCACATGGAGCCTCGATTTCTTGATCTTGCGATGACATGAGTATATCGCAAGCGAAGTTAAATACAGCGCGGATGTCTGCGCACGTCGGGATGACCCGACGAATGAAGATTGGGAGGACGGCATGAGCCGCAAGGGACAACCCGCATCAGAGGCGGAAGCAATAGGGCTGGCGAAGGGTCGCGTAAGTCCGAATCGTAAAAACCGGGGCGGTCGGGCACTCGAAAGAGAACTAATGCACAGCGACAGCATTATGGGCGATGCCGCTCGTGAACTTGCTATCCGCAATCCCAAAGCAATGCTAAAAGTCCTTCGCGCCGCCGCAACATGGCCGCATCTTGCATCTATTTGCAGGGGCAGTGGTGTCAGCCGGTACAAGCTAGGATATTGGCTTAAGCTCAGCAAAAAAGGGCATCCCGGCGATGGTTTTGATTTACCAGTCGATGACGGTCGCACCGAGCGGTTTCATATTTTATTTGCGGAAGCGTGGGACGCGGGAACGGATATAGTCGAGGACCATGCGCTAAAGCTCGCGACTGGTATCGAGCGCAAAATCCTCACTAATCAGCAAGGCGTCATCTTTGAAATTGACCCCGATTTAATCAAGCTCGGTCTTAGAGGCGAGGAAGCGTATCTTTTGGATGCGGACGGCAAACCAGTTCCGCAAACGGTCCCTTGGCTTGACCCCGAAATGACTCGTTGGTTGCTCGCCCGCAAGCGTCCTGACAGTTATGGCAATCGAATCCAAGTTGCGCACGAACACAAGGTAGGTGGTGTGCTCGTCGTCGGCGCGACAAAATCCTCGAAAGAGTTGGAGGCATCGTATCAAATGAAACACCATGAAATCGAGGATGTAGAGTTCGAAGAAGTTGACGAGGCGGCGCGGGAATCTGATGACGACTTGCAGATGCCAAATCGGTCATCCCAAGCCACCCCTGAAACCGCTTAACCTCAACGGATGCCCGTTGAGGCAACTAAAAAGACGGATGACCGCGCCTGTCGGGGATGCCCTTGGCGGGAAAAAAGTGGAGTAAAGTGCTATGAGTAAGGACAAAGGCAGCAAAGACGACAAGCCGAAGTTGTTTACCTTCGACAAAAACACCGGATCATTTTTCTTGAAGCCGCGCGGCATTCCGACCGTTCACAGGTGGAAACTCCGACACGGCGAGTATATTCCAATCATTATTGACGATGACGGTCAAGAAGTCGAAGTCGTGTGGGCGCCGCAAAAAGGATCGCAAGCCGCGTTCCTGGAATCAACCGAAACGGAAGTCCTGTTCGCCGGCACGCGTGCCGGCTGTGGCAAAACTGACGCCCTCCTCATGTCCTTCGCCATGGATGTCGGCAAGGGATGGGGACCCTCCCTCAAAGGCATCATTCTGCGCCAATCGCATCCGATGTTGAAGGAAGTGATCGCCAAGAGCAAACGTTGGTTTCCGCGTCTTTGGCCCAAGGCGTTCTACAACGAAATCAAATATCGTTGGGAGTTTCCGGACGGTGAGACGCTCGTGTTCGATCATCTTGCCGACCAGACGGACTTCCGGCGCTACCTCGGAATGGAGTTCACGTTTATCGGTTTCGAGGAGCTTATTACGTGGCCGGACTTGACCTGCTATGGCTTGATGTTCTCGTGCTTGCGCAGTTCGGTGCCGGGCATTCCACGCAAGATTCGGAGCACCACTAATCCGTGGGGTCCTAGCCACAACGAAATCAAGGATCGGTTCCATATCAGTGACCGCAAGTCCGGCGAAATTCTTGGACCGCTCATTGATGACGCGCGAGACGAACAGGGTCACAAGCTCCCTTCGCGCCGCGCGATCTTCGGACACATCAGCGAGAACAAGATTCTGAACAAAGTGGACCCGCACTACCTCGACCGCCTTCTCGCCAGCGCGCCAAGCGAATCAGTGTTGAAAGCGTGGCGGGATGGCGATTGGGACATCACCGCAGGCGGCATGTTCGGCGATATTTGGGCAACGCACCGGGATAGCATCTTGGTGCCGGAGTTTGTAGTACCGGCGAACTGGCACATCACGCGTGCATACGATCATGGCTCCTCCAAGCCATATACTTGCTTGTGGTTCGCAAAGAGCAACGGCGAGGATTTGGCGCTCCCGGACGGCAAGACTATGCGTACTATGCGCGGCGACCTGTTTATCGTCGGCGAACTGTACGGGTGGAGCGGTCACAAAGACGAGGGGGTAAACGCACCGCCCGTCGAAATTGTCAGGCGCATAATCCAGTACGAAATAGACCGTGGCTGGCGCTACCAGGACCCCAATGGCGGTGGCTGGCTGTCTCGGATTCGACGCGGACCCGCCGACACTCAGATTTGGGCTGAGACAGACGGACGCCCGAGCATCGCTAATGAAATGGAAAAGCCTGTCGTCGTCAACGGTGCCCGGTTCCGGGGCATTATTTGGGAAATGGCCGACAAGGCACCCGGATCGCGCAAGCAAGGCTGGCAATTGATGCGGCAAAAGCTGGCGGCGACTCTGGCGCCCGGCGGCTTCCGCGAATACCCCGGTCTGTTCGTTTGCATGAATTGCCGACACTGGATTCGGACCGTTCCGCAACTGCAACGGGACGAGGACGACATGGACGAGGTTATGGAGCCTTCGGAGGATCACTGTGCAGATGCGACGCGATACCGGCTCCGCTACTACGAGCCGCCAGGAAACTTGACACGACGAGCCTAATCGCCGGGTCCCCCTCGGTCGGGACACGTCCCCTGTCCCGACCGACCCCTCACAAAATGGAGAAGTCAGATGACCACTAAAACCAAACGCAAGCCGAGAGCGAAAGCCAAGGCTGTTACCCTTCACGTCGGCGAGCAGGTATTCGCCGGTTTGTCCACGCCAGAGCCGGTCGAGAACGCACCACCCCTTCCGGTTTCGCTCTTGTCTACACCCGCGACCCCGCTTCCGCAGGCATTCTCATTCCTTCCCCGACCGCACGCGGATAACCGTTGGGGGACGGTCAATCTCGACCGTCCGGCATGGCTCATGTGGTGGTATCGCTGGCGTTTCCGATGGTCTTTGGCGAGGACTTCCGGCGATCATGCTGCACAGCGGGGCTGGTATATGCAGCCGGCTGCACAGCGGGGCTGGTATATGCAGCCGGGCTGGCGTCGTAGATGCCTGGACGCCGTGCTTACTGGAAAGATCACTGGCACAAACGAGAAGCGCGGCCGCACCGAGAAGGAAGCGGTCGAGGCGGCGACTGTGGCTGTTCAGCGGCGAGTCCTGCCAATCGTGCGTTTTTGGCGTAGTTTGACGGGCGGATGGCTCGATAACGTTGCGTAAGCCGAAAGGCTTGCGTCCGAGCCGCCCGTATGGTAAACGAGGCTCCCCCCGGAGGGTTCTCCCATGGCTATCGACGACAAGCACCCCCAATATGTGAGTAAGACTGGCGAGTGGATTCAGATGGGCGACACCTATGCGGGTGAGCGAGCCATCAAGAAGAAGCGCCTAGACTACCTGCCTCCCTCCGAAGCCATGATCCAGGACGGGATGACCACCCCGTCCTCTCCCGGCTGGAAAGACTACGAAGCCTACCTTACTCGGGCATATTTCCATGATGTCGTTCGCGATGCGGTAAAAGCGATGTTAGGAATAATGCACATGAAACCGGCGGTTATCAAACTGCCGCAACGTCTCGCTCCGATGATGGACAAAGCAACGATTCAGGGCGAGGGAATGCAGATGTTGCTTCGCCGGATCAACGAAGCACAGTTGGTCAAAGGTCGCTGCGGTTTGCTGGTCGATGCGCCCACGGGCGTTGACCCATACAATGCGCTTCCTTACATCGCTTTCTACGATCCCGAGCGGATCATCAATTGGGATGCCGGTCGGCGCGACGAGGGACGGAACATTCTCGATCTTGTCGTGCTCGACGAGTCAGGCTTCCAACGCGAAGGCTTCACATGGGTCGCAGAGCGTAAGCACCGCATCCTGACGCGCGGCACGCCGGAGAGCTTGGAAAGCGGCTGGACCCGTCCGCCGCTCGACGCACCCTATCAGGTGTGCGTAAAAGTTAATGACACGAGTATGCCGATCCCGGACTACTTCATTATGCCATCAATCGCCGGACGTGCGCTCACCGATATTCCGTTCGTGTTCTGCGGTGCCAACGACCTTGTGCCCGAGCCGGACGAGCCGCCGCTCCTCGGACTCAGCACTCTCGCACTCTCGATCTATCGCGGCGAAGCAGATTATCGCTCGACTCTGCACTATCAGGGTCAGCAAACTCTCGTTATCATCGGTGGCAACGTATCCGACGTAGACGAGAACCAACAACTCCGCATTGGCAACAAGGGTGTGATCGACCTGCGCATCGGCGGTGACGCAAAATACATCGGCGTCAGTTCGTCTGGTCTCGGCGAAATGCGCCAGGCCATCAAGAACGATTCAGAACAAGCCGCGAGCTTCGGCGTCCAGTTCATGGATGTCGGCTCCGCGAGGGGCGCGAGCGGCGAGGCACTGCGCATCCGCGTGGCGGCTCGCACGACCACCATTCAGCAAATCGCGGTCGCAGCCGGCGCGGCGCTTGAGCAAGTTCTCAAGTACGCGGCGCAGTGGGTCGGTGAGGACCCGAATGAGGTTTCGGTGTCGCCGCAGACAGACTTCGCGGATGCCAACGTGGCTGGCGCCAGCTTACTCGCCTTCATGCAGGCTAAGCAACTCGGTCTGCCGCTGTCGCTCAAGAGTCTGCATCGCATGATGCAACTGAACGACATGACGGACATGGACTTCGACGAGGAGAACGACCAGATCGAGCAGGAAAGCGAGACCCTGGTCGGTATGATGGTGCACGGCGCCAACGTCGGCGCGGTGGACGAGTCCTTCCTCGATACGGCTGGCGGCGTCAGCACCGATCCAGGCAACCCGGAGGACTTCGTACCCCCGGCGGCTCCGGCGCCGAACGAACCGCCCGCCCACACCATCGGTACGGGGAACGTCCCTGTAACGCCTCACCGTCGCGGCTCGCCCACCCCCCTCAAGCGGAAGGTCGGCAAAAAGGGCGCCTCCGCCGTCACGTAAAGGGGAGTTGTAAATGGCCGGTCCCTATACCATCGGCGAAATCCCGACACATGATCCAACGCCGCCGAGTACGGCGAAGATTGAGATTGAGAACCCGTCAGGTCCGACTTCGGAGTGGTGCACACTTCAAGAGGCGGTCGAATCTGTCGGCGGTATCGGCTCGACCGGCGCGACCGGCGCGAGCGGCGGTACGGGGGGCACAGGCGGCACCGGCAGTGTAGTAGGCGTGAGTGGCGCTACGGGTGCGAGTGGCATCTCTGGAGGTTCGGGTGGTACGGGCGGGTCGGGCGCAGCCGGACCGGCAGGCGGCACAGGCGGTACGGGCGGCACGGGCGGGTCGGGTGCGGCCGGGAGCGCGGGCGGCACAGGCGGGACGGGCGGGACGGGTGCGACATCAAGTCAAGCCGGACCGGCGGGCGGCACAGGCGGCACGGGCGGTACGGGCGGATCAGGCGCGGCGGGATCGAATGGCGGCACGGGCGGCACGGGCGGCACAGGCGGAACCGGCGCAGCGGGATCAGACGGCAGCGCGGGCGGCACAGGCGGAACCGGCGGCACGGGCGGTACGGGCGGATCGGGCGCAGCGGGATCAGACGGCAGTGCGGGCGGCACAGGCGGAACCGGCGGGACCGGCGGGACCGGCGCGACATCAAGTCAAGCCGGACCGGCAGGCGGGACCGGCGGTACGGGCGGCTCAGGCGCAGCGGGATCAGACGGCAGTGCGGGCGGTACGGGCGGAACGGGCGGAACAGGCGGCACCGGAGGCGCGGGCGGCGAGGGCGGTACAGGAGGCATTGGTCCTGCGGGAGCGACGGGACTGCCTCCGGCGTTCTCGTGGCTCTACTCAAGTTCAACAACCCTTGCATCACCGGGCACCGGTACATTCCTTGCGAATAACGCAACATGGTCGAGCGTCACGGTACTGGCGCTTATGAATACAACGAACGATGCTGGAAACCCAAATGTCAGAACGTGGCTCGACAATATCCCGGTAGGCTCTACGATCTTGATTCGTGACATCACGACGCCGGGCGCATATGCCATCTTCACAAGTGGCACGGTCACGGATGAAGGCTCAAACACCTGGGTCGAAATTTCGGTAGCATACGTCAGCGAATCGGGAGCGTTCACGAACGGGGATGTTTGCGAAATTGCAGTTTTTGGCGGCGTTGGCGCAACCGGTGCGTCGGGTGGCGCGGGCGGAACCGGCGGTACAGGCGGCACAGGCGGATCGGGTGCAGCGGGATCGGCAGGCGGCGCGGGCGGCACAGGCGGAACCGGCGGATCGGGCGCGGCCGGAAGCGCGGGCGGCGCAGGCGGCACAGGCGGTACGGGCGGCACCGGAGGCACAGGTGCAGTCGGAGGAGGAGTGACGTATTTTGGTCAGTTGAATTTTGTACCGACAGCAACCGCCACCGAGTTCAACGTTAATGCTTTTGGGGGTGCAATGTTTTTGATGCCCGCCAACTTTACCGCCTCCAACATTAAATTCTATGGATTTTCAGCGGCTACTACGGCGAAACTGACGCCAGCTATTTACTCAGTGTCCGGATCGACCCTTACCTTGGTAGCGACAGGTCCGCAGGTGACCGGGGTCACGGTCGGCATCAATACAGTTCCGCTCACTTCTCCGGTCACTCTTAACGCAGGCACGATATACCTCTTTGGTTTCATCGTACTCACGGCGCCTTTGTACACAGCGGCGGGTCCGACTGTCCCTGTAGGGTATTTCTCGAACTCGGGAGCCACCGCCCCGAGTTCAGCAACCGCATCCACCACTACGGAAACCTGGACATTCTGGCTGAGTTGACCGCCGGGCATAGAAATGCTAGGACCCAAACCTAAACCGCGCGGGACCCCTTAACCATGCGTAAGAACCTAGTTGTCATTCGGGTTGGCGAGAACTCCCCACATCGAAAGTGGCTCGACGGCGATCCAAAACGCTCGTGGGATTTACTCCTCTGTCCATACCAGAAAATCTCTTTCAAGGATGCGCTCAGTTTGATGCCGAAGGATGTCTTGATTAGCTCTATCATCCCAGGTTTGAAGTGGTCTGGTATTCGGGCACTCTTTGCTAAGTGGCCGCTCAAGCGGGATTGGCATAGCTATCGCTACATCGTTTTCGCGGACGAGGACCTGCAAATCCCACCGGGAACGTGGACCCAATTTTTCAAGACCGTAACAGAGCAAAAGGCGGCGCTCGCCGCTCCCGCGCTTACTATCGGTTCGATAGCAAGCCATCCGGTGACCATCCAACAATCTCCTGGTGGCGCACGTCCGACGACATTTGTTGAAGTCATGACGCCGTGCTTCCGTGTCGATGTGTGGGAAAAGATGTTACCGACACTTGATGAGACACCAAGCGGCATTGGATGGGGTCTCGACTACGTGTGGCCGAAACTACTCAACTACGAAGGCATCTATGTCGTTGATGAAACACCGGTCACTCATTCCAATCCTAATCACTCTCCTCAAGAAGTTTCACAATTAGGGTGGATAGAAATGGCAGCGATGCTAAAAAAGTACGATTGCGAGGATAGACCGGAAAGGAATCTTTAGTGCGTTTTCACATTTTAGCCGTACCCCACACCGTTTCCGTCCCGGAGTATTCGACCTGCGCGTTTACGCAGAAAGTCGTAAGGCTCTGTCGGCTTCTCAAGATGCGCGGGCATTATGTGATCCATTACGGCAACGAGGACTCGAAGGTCGATTGTGACGAAATGGTTGCGGTTACCTCAAAAGCCGACCTTGAAAAATCCTATCCGGGACACGATTGGCGAAAGAGTGGCTGGCCTACATTCAAATGGGAGGACCCGGTTTATCAAGCCTTCTACGCCAACTCTATCGGAGAAATCCAGAAACGAAAGCAGCCGGGAGATTTTTTGCTCTGCCCCTTCGGCGGCGCCCACAAAAAGGTAGCTGACCTTCACACAGACATGGTGACGGTCGAGACCGGTATCGGCTACCCCAACGGCAGCTTCGCACCTTATCGGATTTTTGAATCTTACGCCGTCATGCACGCCTTCCAAGGCCAAAAGAAGATCGAGTTCGCCAGCAATGATTTTTGGTACGATGCGGTGATTCCAAACTACTTCGATCTAGATGAATTCAAATACTCCGCACAGAAGCAAGATTATTTCCTGTTCCTCGGGCGCGTCAACGACGGTAAAGGCGCACATATCGCGCAACAAATCGGCGACGCGCTGAAAACCCAAGTCATCATGGCCGGAAAGTTCGACAATAACAATGTTCGCATCAGTGGCAGCAAGAACGTCAAGCTCATCGGGGTGGTCGATCCGCACAAACGCAAGCAGCTATTGACACGCGCTCGGGCGGTGTTGTGTCCCTCGACATTCATGGAGCCGTTCTGCGGCACGCAAATTGAAGCTATGCTTTCGGGGACTCCGGTCATATCATCCGATTGGGGAGCCTTCGCTGAGTACAATGTCCACGGCGTCACCGGTTACCGGTGCAGAACTTTCGAGCATTTCGAGTGGGCTGCTCGCAACATCAAAAACATCAAACCGGCGGACTGCCGAGCGTGGGCGGAACGTTTTTCGCTAGAGCGTATCGGTCCAATGTATGACGAATACTTCACGACGGTTCAAGATCGGGTCAACGGCCGGGGCTGGTACGAGAAGCGTCCGGACCGGAAGAATCTCAACAGCACAACCTTCAACGTGAAAATGGGGTTGTAGTAGACTTCTTCCCTAAAATGTGGTTAACCTCTCCGGTTTCCCCCGCCGAAGGGGGATGAAGGATGAACCATGGCGTTTGATCCCACCGAGGAACGGGACCCACACGGACGCTGGACACGCGGCGCGGGCGGCGAACTGCCGTCCAAACCCGATCCGCGCGTCATGGATGTCGGTGGCGACGAGTGGAACAAGCAGACAGCGGCTCGGCTCGAAAATGAGTACGATGCAGCACGCCCGGCGCTCGACAAAATTGCTCAGGAGGGTATTGCTAAAGATGCGGCTGCAAGCGCCCTATTAAGCGCCGAAGAAAAAGCAAAAACTACACCTAACTTCCACGACCTAACACAGAACTTGGCTGATGACGAGCAACACGCGCTTGCCGACAAGTACGGCTCAATTTATGAAGCATCCAAGGCTCTATACGGTAAAGGCGTGCCGGGTAGTGCGAGCGAAGATAAAGAGGAAGAACCGCCGACGCACATTCCTGAGTCATGGGATGATATGTCGGCAGGCGCTCAAGAGACGGCGCAAGAGAAGTACGAGCAAAACAATCTCTCCGCGTACCTCGACGATGAAAAGAATAACTGGTACGAGAACGATGCGCCAGCCGAACAAGCCAGAGAAGTCGCCGAGGATCACGACTGGAAGGCGGAGTGGCTTTCGGATTATCTCGACGACCGTGCCAAAGAGACGGACGAAGATGGCAACCCACTAAATCTACCGCGCATCCCATACACAGCACAGGAATTGTTGAACGCAATCAAAATCAATTTTGACAGCGACGCGGCGTCGGGTTCTGGCTACTCGCTCGCGCATATGCAAAAAATGGACCTGCTCAACATCGACTTTGATGACTCCAAACTGCAAAACCCGGACACCCTCGTCAAAGATCAGATGCAGCTTCCGGGCATCGCGCACAATCCGGAAGGCTCGCTGACTAAGGACATGCGCGCCGACATTGAGGATAAGCTCCGTGAAGCGTTTTGGGAGGCGGCGGACAAGAAAGACGTTACACCGCCAGAGTATCTTGAGGAGTCGGCTAAGGAACAGATACAGTCTGTTTGGGGGGATTTGTCGGACAAGGAGAAGTTCAATTGGGTCAAGAAGAACACCGACATGCTCGACGAGGCGGCCGAGGAAGCGGCAAAGCCACTCGAAATTCCTAAAGTTTTCGACCCGATGAACGAGACCAGCGGCAAGGACTACCAGGACACGCAACGGCTCGCGAAGTACATGGCGGACCAGCGCGCTATTCAGGTCATGAATGACCGAGGTATCAAGTCGGGCGGCGGCGGCTATCTCGATCCGTGGTTCGCCGCCTACTCACTTGACGAACTCAAGGATTTCCATGCGCATCCCGAAGAAGCGATAAAACTGTCCGGAATGCCGAACGAGGCTTCTGCCAAGACTTTTCTAAGAAACCTTGCCGACGAAATCAGTCATCGGGAAATGGCAACGCCGGTCACCGTTGCCAACATCCAGAGCGTTGATAGCAGGCTGTGGTCCGGCTGGAAAGGAAGCTCAAGCGGCACCGAAGGTCGCATCCTACAGGTCGCGGCGGCTGACGAGCTTGGCGGTCGGCTGCGCGCACAACTCAAGCCTGGGGAGGAACCCGGCGGCGAGAAAGGCGAAGCATGGAAGGTCGGCGGTTACGCCTCTCCAATGGAGTACGCCAGCGCCAAAGGTGTGACTGTTGGCGAGGCGCATGAACTTGTCCCGACAAATGGCGTTACGGCTGAGAAGTATCAAAACTGGAACGCGAGTGGCAAACCCTATCCAGTGATCGAAGGCATGGCTGGTCCCGGCTCATTGCATGAGGCGACGACTGAGGGACAAACAGGAACGGTGACCATCCATTCTGGTGATTTGATTTATCACGACCCCACCATTCAAAAGTTCCTTCCGGTTTCGACAGCCATGGGCGAGGCGAAGGAGATAGGAAGCATCATAGATAAACAGGGGTTTGGGGCAGCGACGCCAGGAACCTTGCAGACTGCGTGGAACAAGTTGAATGACGCGCAAAAGAACTCGGTCGCAAATGCCTTCTATGAAGCGCACCCCGAGTTCAAGAATATCAATCAACCATCGCAAATAGCAGAATTCAAAAGTAGCGAGCCGCCGGTTCTTCGGGGTGAGACGATCACCGCAGGTTCGCATTTTGAGGTTAAACTCCCGCCGAATGACGCCTACGCCCACGACAACTACGTGGGCTACTACACGACCAAACAGGGCGCCGAAACTGCCCTCAACGAAGATTATCCCAAATGGAAAGAAAAAGGGTGGGAAATTATCGAGAAGCCCACAACGGACACTTCGCACACATACACCCGCCTGCCCGAAGTGAATGTTCTACGCAATGGTGCGGCGTCGATGACCACCGATCCGGCGGTAGCGAATAGATGGGGCGGCACTCCGGTCAAGACCGACCAAATCACACGCGAGGAGGCGATCAAAGACGCCAACACAATGTTCCCGACTATCGGCGGCTATGAGGGTGTCAAGGCCGCCGTCCGCGCGAAGTGGGAGACGACACAATACTTGCTTGACAAAGCCGACATGCCAGTGGTGCAACTCTACCGTGGTTTGTCGATGCCGCACTCAATTGCCGCAGGGCCTGTTCCTTCGGATTGGACTGTCGTGCCGCATCCATTTAGTGGAGGACTGTATGCGCTGAAAAACTCATTAGGCATATATGCTGCCAATTTGAACGGAGCGCCAAACGCCGCGTGGGATACCAAGGAGGGCGCACAAGCTGCAATTCCGACATACGCGCCGGTACAAGAAAGACCGAAGATCGACCGTGTTGTGTTGCGCGCCGAAGTGCCGCGCACCGCCATTCTTTCGGTTCCGGCTTACGGTATCAACGTTCACACCGAGCATGAAGTCGTCGCGGTTGGCGCCGGTTGGAAGGGGTGGGACGCATGGTCTGAAAAAGCGCCTAGCTTCTCGGAAGTGCCGATGGCTGGAACCACGCCGTCCTCATACGCTGACAAGCCGCAGACGACGAAAGATTGGGGGGCTATTGAGGAAGCAGCGAATGCGGCGTATCATCCGGTTAAGATCACTTTGACTCCAGAACAGGAAGCGAGCCTTCCAGCTTTGAAGGCGAAGGTTGCCGGGGAGCCGTGGGCGAAGTTGGGCTATCCTTCGTCGGAGGCTTACGAGAAAGCCAAGGCAACTGAAAAATGGGCGGGCTATAAATGACCGTAGATATTGACATCAACGACTATTCGGGTGGTCCGCACTGGCTTTCCCTTAAGGGCAAAGGCGGGCGCGCTGGCATTCGGGCTGCGCACAAAGCCGCGTGGGAAGCTGCGCACCCGCGCAAGCCGAACCCGGTGCGCCCGGAGACTCAGGCGAAACTTGAGCGCGCCTCTACGCGCGCGAAGCGCATAGAAAAGCTACGCTACGTTAGGACCTGGAACAAGGCTATTCAAATCATAGACGCCTCCGAGATTCATGTCCGTGATCTAATCGAGCGCGACCTTGCCGACTTGGCGGGTATATCCGGCATCAAGTACGGCGAGGCAATGCGTGCGGCTGACAAGCTGTCTATGAAAATCAAAGCAATTCGAGAGGCTGCGATTCGGCAAGCCTTTCGTTATCTACGAGACAATGCACCATGAGTTTTAGTTCTGATGAAGCCCGAGACCTTCTCGGTAGGTGGACGGCAGGCGCGGCAGAGGCGCAAGCCGCCGGGAAGAACGTTGCTTTCCACGGTACAACGCACGAGTTCACCAAGTTCAAGTCCGGCGACCCCAAGGAGTTCATGCTCGACCGTGCGCTCGGACCGCACTTCGCTCAGGACCCGGAGATTTCAAAGAGCTTCGTCATGGAGCGCGTCAACGGACGCGACATCGGCGTGAAGCCGGGCGGTCACATCATTCCGGTCGAGTTGCCCCCGGACAGTAAGTTCCTGGTCGCCGATCAACCGCTCTATGATCGGGCCAAGTTACCGGATGGATCGAAAGACCCGGCGATCCCGGAATGGTCGTCTCGGTATTCGGATCAGTCGGCTATCGGCGGGATGGTAGCGGAGGAGGCATTCAAGAAGGACCCGGCACTTCTCGAACGCTACCTCGAACAAGCTCGTGCTATGCCAGCCGATCAAGCGAAGCAGGTCGCCGCCGATCTTGTTGCAGGTAAGAAAGCATATACAGAGGGCGGCACAACGATAGAGAAACAACCGGATGGTACTTTCAAAGAAGGTTCGAAAGTACCCGCTATGGACCTAAATCGTTTCGTGGATAACTACGGCGGTCGCCCGTACAATGGCGCCGACCGACAGCGGATGGTTGAACTGGCGAAGCAGTCCTGGCAAGATCAGGGTTACGCGGGTATCAAGTACGTCAACACATCGCCCATGGAGAACGCAACTGCCACGAATCCGACCAGCTACATTGTTTTCAATCCGGATGATGTGAAGCCTATTGTCGGCACCAATCACGTGCCGGAGACTAATCAGTATCTTGCGGCGTTCGGTGACCGTTCGGTTGCGGAAGCGGTGGCGCGGGCGGCAATCGCGGCGGACAGTCATATGCCGCTCACGGGTCTGCCGCAGAAGCCGATCCAGTTCAAGGATGGCAGCTATTACGTGCCCGGTCCGAACGGCAAATTGCGAGACATCGCCACCGACTACATGCAGAAGGCGGGACTTGCCTATAACCCGCCGACTGCCTATCAGCCGGTCAATGAAGCTCGGGCGACGAAGATCGCACAAGCGTTCGAGGACATGAAGCACAATCCGAGCGATCCGGCAGTCCAAGCGTCGTATAGCGCGCTCGCGCGCGAGGTTCACGCGCAATGGGAGGCGCTCAAGGATTCGGGTCTCAAGGTGCAGTGGATCAAGCCGGGTCAGCCGGACCCCTACGCGGAGAACCCACGTCTCGCGGCGGCTGACGTAAGCAAGAATAATCATTGGTGGGGCTTCCCGACCGACGCAGGTTTTGGTAACAAGGGAGAAGCCTCCTCGGAAGCGGCGATCAGGGACAATCCGTTGCTGCGACCGACCGGCGAGACGGTCGATGGTCACAAGATGGTCGTCAACGACGAGTTTCGGATCGTGCACGATATGTTTGGACATTTCAGGGAGGGCGTCGGCTTTCGCGCCACCGGAGAGGATAATGCGTGGCGCTCGCACGCGGCGATGTTCTCGCCAGCCGCGATCCCGGCGATGACTTCGGAGACGCGCGGGCAGAACTCATGGGTCAACTACGGTCCATATGCAGCGGAGAACAAGCACGCGAGCGCCGCCGACACGCATTACGCGCCACAGAAGATTGGGCGGTTGCCGCCCTGGGTTTGGAAAGATAAGTCATGAGCACAGATTACGAAGATGGTGACGATGAGGCGCAGGGCTTTGCCCGGCATCGGCAGGGTCATAGGATTCCACTAACCCCAGTCCCGCGCGAACAGCGCACCAAGCTACTCCTTGGCAGGTCCTACGCCGCGCACGCCGCGCAGATCGCACGCGAGGACCATAACCGGATTGACAAAACACTTCGGGTCGGCTTGATCGGCGGTCTGGACGGTGCCGAAATTGCCCGGAAAGTTATCGGAAATGCTAACCTGAATGGGACCGATGGCGAGACCGAGGTCACTAGGCAGCGGGTGGCGAGGCTCGGGCTTGCGGCGATTAGACCCCCTATTCACCGCAAAAGGCGCGGAGAATAGGATGAAAATAGATACCGCGCGACTGCGGTGTGCCGGGTAGCGACTGGCGTGATGTCGGCTCGCGGGGCATGGCCTTTTCCGGCGGAGTAGAGCGTAAAGTGTGACCGGTCGCGCGGTATCGCCCATTAACCCTATTGACATCCACCTTAATCTAGGTTAACAGATCGGTCTTGGAGGTCCCTAAATGTCCATCACTGTCAACAAGGTAGGTGCCTTTTTAACCGTCGCCGCGTTCACAGTAGTCATCGTGCTTGGTGTCCGTTATAGAGAGGCAGAGTCCACTTCGGAGTCCGCTCCGGTCTCAACAGTTGTGCCCGCCGAACCGACACAAGTGCTGGAATCGCCCCCTTCTGTGATCGTCCCGCGTCCGGTTGTGAAGCGGGCGCAAAGTCCGCGCTTAGCGCCGCCGCCGCCGCAGCCGCAGCCGCCGCCTGTGGTCAGTTTACCTTGTGGTCGAGGTTTGATGACCACACCATGCTCGGCAGTGCAGCCGATTCGAAAGAACCGGTGCAGAGACGTGCCGAAGATCACCAACGAGTTTGACCGCAAGCAAGTGCTTGCAGCGGCCGAGCAATACGGATTGTCTTCTGAACAGCTTTCGGCGCTCCGCGCGTGTTTGAACTGAAAAGAGGCCATGAGGCCAGCCCGCAAGGATGACCAAACGGGAACACTGAGAGGAGGGCGCCATGCCCGCGAAACTTAAGACATCATATGAAACTGTCGAGGAAATTCCGGAAGGCTTCGGCGATCTTTACGTCGAGCGTAACGGCAAGTTTGATCTAGTCGGCGTCGAGGGCATCAAAACCCAACAGGACATCGACAAGCTGCAAGAGGCCGCGCGCAAAGAGCGCGAAGCCCACAAGGAAACCAAGGAGAAGCTCGCGAAGTTCGCCGACGTGGACCCGGACTCCCTTCCCGGTATGCTTGAGGAGTTGAAAGAGGCGCAAGCCAAACTCACAACTCTGACTGCGGAAGGCAAGATCGACGAGGCTGCGGTTGACGAGCGCATTCAGGCGGCAGTTAATCGCGCGGTCGGCCCGGTGCAACGAGACAAGGAAGGTCTCGCACGTCAGCTTGAGGCGCAGAAGAAGGTGGTCGCTGAGAAGGAGGCCATCGTCACCAAGCTCGAAGCGGACAAGCAGGCTGAGAAAGTCCAGAACTCGATCCGCGCCGCACTCTTGGACGCGAAGGTTCTCCCCTCGGCTATCGAGGATGCAGTGCTGGTCGGCGAGCGCATGTTCGAACTCGTTGACAACAAGCTCGTCACCCGACCGGACATCGGCATCACTCCGGGTCTCGCTCCGAAAGAGTGGGCAAAGGACATGATGGAGTCACGACCGCATTGGTGGCCTGCAAGTGTCGGCGGCGGCGCAGTCGGCGGCCGGGGCGGCTCCTCGTCGCTCAAGGAAAACCCCTGGTCGAAGGAAGGCTGGTCGCTCACGAAGCAGGGACAGGCCGTCAAAGAACTTGGGCCGGAGAAGGCCGCCGAACTGGCGGCTCGTGTCGGCTCCAAGCTCGGCGACACCCACCCCAACAAGGGTGTCTGAACCTCCGGTTGACGATATGGTTAATATCGGGCATGTTTCGGCCGCCTCGTGTCTTGAATGGCATTGGGCGGCCGGTTTCTTATCGGGACACCCTTCATGGTCACTTACGCACCACGCAATGAAGTGAATCCATGGGCGGCTGACACCTACAACGTAGCGGAACAAGGTGCTTTTGTTCGGCGCATGGTCGCGGGATACGGTCGGAATTACGGTCTTGACCGAGCGCGATCCTTCATCACGCAAGCGCAAGATTCTCCCAATCCATGGGCCGGGGACTCATGGAGTGTTACTGCGCAAGGTATTCTTCTCACTGTATTCGGAATGTCGCGCGCCCGAGAATTTGCCCGAGCGGCGGGTACGACAGTTGGGGGTCCACGTCCGAACCAAAACAAAAAGCCACCGTTTCAAGTCATCATTCAAAAACGGATTATTATCCAACAAAACCCCGGCGGTGGCGCAAGTGGAGGCGAGGGCGGTCTGTTTTGGCCTCTCGTGGTTGATGGGGATGAATAAATGCTTCTTGATATCGCCACTAAGTCAGTAACGATTGTACTCGGCGAATCTATTTCGGCGAACGATTGTGATGTGACGGTTGCTTACGCTGATATCAATTTTTCCGCACAGACTTACCTCGACGGCTCAGCCGATCTAACTACAAATGGTACGACTCCAATCACAGCTATTGCGTCTCCCGTTTCCGGAAACATTCGTCGCGTGACGCAAATCTCAGTTTTCAACAATGATAACATACCTCATACCGTCACGATCTATATGACGGACGGTGCGAACAATCGTGTTGTCTGGCAAGGCATTTTGACTCAGGGTCAGATACTCTTGTACGGTGCCGGTATCTGGAACGCTGGCATGATCGGCTCGCAAGGCGCAAGTGGTGCGAGTGGTACGCCGGGTGGTCCTCCGGGTCCTGCTGGCGGAACCGGCGGTACAGGCGGCACAGGCGGATCGGGTGCAGCGGGATC